AATCTCTTCAATCGTGAAGCGCCGCGTCTCGAGGAGCTGGGCATCAGCGGGCGAAAGCGACATCTGGGAATACTTGAGCCCTCGGTCTGCGATGATCAGCCCGCCGCCGGACGAAGTCATGTTCGTCTGAAAGCGCGTCATCAGCGCCGCAACCTGCTCCGCGCTCAGCTTTGAGTCAGTCTGCAGCACGCCCGTTGGCTTCGATCCCTTCCCATACAGCGAATTCGCGTTGTCCTGCGACCGGATAGCCTCATTGGTCGTGGCGCGCATAAAGTCCAGCTTCGAAAGCCCGAGGAACCCATTGCCGAGGCCTTTCCAATGAATGACGTTCTCGGGCGCAAGCGCCGTGATGTCGCCATCCTGGTAATAAACGTAAACCTCTCCGCCATCGACGACGGAAACTTCCATCTGGTCGGGAGACAGCGGGATCAGCGCAATCGGCTCCCCGGTGCCATCGCGCTCAATGAGCGCATAGGCATTCCCGCGAAGCATGCGATTGACAACCATCGCCGAAAGGAACTCCGACGGCGTCATCCAATCGTTCGGTCTTTCGTGCAGCAGCAGCCACAGCCGGTTCATCTTGTCCGGAACGCGCCCATCGCCTTTATCTCGATAGACATAAAGCGGAAGCGTCGATATTGTCTGCGCGAGAATCTCCACGCACGCGAAGACCGCCGAAATCTGCAGCGCCGCATCGGGCGGCGTTAGCTTCGTCTGGTCAATAATCGGCGCCAGCGGCAGGCCAAGCTGCTGCCCGGACGCGGTGCCGAGCGGCCCTCCCCACCCGGTCACCCAGCTGACAAGTCGCCTTACAAACATTCATCACCACTCAAAGAAAGTTTCCTGACCCGACTCCACAAAACCCTTGAAGTCGTCGTTATCGTCGGCGAGCGCATTTCCCATCGCCATGATGAGCGCAATCACGCCGTCGATCTTTTGCTCGTATCTTTCCTTCCGCGGAAAGATGTTGTCCTTCGCGTCCAGCTTGGCCACGACGTTCCCCATCATCCACGTCAGAATCGGGTTGCCGTCATGCAAAAGCCGGCGGTCCAGTACCAGCGCCTCCACGCTTTTCATCGGGTCGCTCATGTTCTGTACCGTCATGCGGCACTCGACCATGGGCGCGTCATCCTCAGAAAGCGTCGTCGCCATTTGCGTCGCTTGCCATGGGTCATAAACCACGGCTTCGACGTTGAAACGGCTGAGGTCTTCCCTCAGATCCTCTTCGACGACGTTCAGATCCGTCATCGCGCCGGGAGTGACATGGAGATGGCCTTCTTCGGCCCATCCGGAATACTGAGAGTTGACAGCGTTTTCTACCGCTCTCTCCGGAAGGTAGAAGTCGCAGAAAACCGCGTACCTGGTCGGACCGTCGGACTCAAGCGGAAAAACTCTGACCTTGGCGGTCATGTCGTTCTTCGAGCCCAAGTCGAGCCCGATGATGCACCGCTCGCCCTCAAAGTCCTCAAGCCGCAAAGTGTTGTCCTCGCACTGACCCCAGGTCCCCATATCCATCCACGCGTTCGACGCGGAGCACCAGATATCAAGGTGCTTCGTCTTGAAGTTGTTGATGGCTGACGGCAGCGCCTTCGCTTTCGCGAGAAGCGACAAGATCATCTCCGGGCGTACGCTCACGCCCCAGTTCGGGTTCGCCTTCTCCAACGCCTCAGGCGAGGTCCAGTCGTCATCCTCGTCCGCTGTGTAGATGACCGCGAATTGCGTCTCGTCTATCGCCTGACGCTCAAGCACCCGCGTGCTCATCGTCCGGACTTCATAGCAGATGCCCGACGTGCCGAACCCCGCGGTAGTGATGCACCACAAGAGCGAGCTCCGGCGCTTGCCGAGAGACGTTTCAACCACGTCATAGACCGCTCGGGTCTTATGCGCATGGAGTTCATCGACGACGGCCAGATGCGTATTCAAACCGTCCAGCGTCGAGCCCTCCGCAGACTTTGCCTGAAACGTGCTCCCGGTGCCAGGCACGTAGAGCGCATTCGCAAGCACCTCAAGGCCGAAGCGCTTCCGAAGCGGCAAATTCATCTCGGCCATGCGCTTCGCGTCCCCGAAGACGATCTTCGCCTGATCGCGCGTCGTCGCAAAGGAATACACCTCGGCGCCGGGCTCGTTATCAGCCACAAGGCAATAGAGCGCTACGCCGCTCGACAAACAACTTTTCCCGTTTCCGCGAGCCACTTCGATGTAGACGCGTCGGAATCGGCGCCCGCCGTCTTCTCTTCGCCTCCACCCGAACGCCGTGGTCAGGATAAATGCCTGCCAGGGCTCAAGATTGATGCGCTGACCGGCGAGCTCCCCTTTCGTATGGGTCAGGAGTTCGATAAACCGACACACCCTTGATGCCGCCTCCGGGTCCCATACGAAAGGCCCGTCCTCTTTCCATCGCTTTAAGTCATCGCGCTGCCTCTGGCACGCCAGCTTGACCCACTTGCATGCGAGCTGACTTCCGTCAAGCACGCGCGCCGCGTAGTCCGCCGCGATAGCACAGTAATCGCGAGTCTTCTTTGCAGTCATATGCGTCTGCCTCCGTGAGATGATTGAGGCGTCTCAATTCCACAAACCACCCCACGGAGGGTTTTATGTCAGTAAGTCAAACGAATTTCCCTCTTGAGGAAGCTTCTAAGATCGTCCAGGCGGCGATCAGCGCCGGCCTCATAAATCTCCCGTTCCTTGCGCAGTGCCGCGCCGAAAGCTTCAACAAGCTCATCGACGCTCAGCTCCCGGACCCCGGCGATATCAGCCGAAGCTCCAGACTTGAGCGGACCTTTGAGGCCGAGCGGGAGATTCTCGCTCGCGACCTGACTGCCGCCGCGCGACGCGATGCCCTCTACCTGCGGCATTTCTTCGCCGCCCTCCAGGGTATCGAGCTCCGGGAGTGACCCGCCGCTAATGCGATCCCGGAGCGTCTCCACTTCTTTGCGCAGATCCCAAATGAAGTAAAGGCACACCAGGATCGCGATGCTTGCCCCGATGTCCCCCGCAAGATGAAGCCATTCCATGCCTACTTCTCCAAGAAGAGCCCAAACATTTCCCGCCACGTCTCCTCACCGGGGACTATCAGGGCGAGAAAAACAAAAATCAGCGTCAGCTGCAGACAGCTCCAGCCTTTCCGGATGAAGAACTTCCGGCGGGGCGGGGACATCAGCGGGTGAAAGCTCGCTGCGAGGATGCAGCCTGTTCCAAGGCCGGCGAACACCCCACTACCGAAACACGCAACACGGTGAATCCCGCCGAGCAGTGCGCTCAGATAAATCAGCAGCTCCGTCATCTTCGATCCTTAAAAGTCTTCGAAGTCATCCTTCTCTTCCTCTTCCGCTTGAGCGGGTCTCACACGCGCGCGCGAGGCAGGCGTAAACCCCAGCTCTCGCTCACACGCCGCAAGGACCCCCTGCACGGCGACCAGACTCTTCACGTTCGGATGCTGCTTGAGCTCCGTAGAGCCGTCCGCCTTCAGTACCGTGATGGTCGTCCCGTCATGGTCAACCGCTTTTGCAAGCTTCCGGTAAAGCGCGTAGTTTCTCGCCCACCGCTCCAAAACCGTGAAGTCCGTAGCGACGAGCAGGCCTTTCGGCGCATACTCGATCGCAATCTTCCACGCCGCCCGCGCCTCTTTCGTCAGCCCAACCGGCGGGGTCGGCGCCAGCTCAGGCGTCGTCGTCGCGGCCAGTTTTTCAAGCGACCGACAGGGCTGAAGAGTGCCCTGGGCGGCCTTTACCGAATCCGGTTTTCTGGGTCTTCCGCCGGGCATTGAAATTCCTCAAATTTTGCACGCGTAAAAATCTAGGTAGGGGCGCGGTCTTGAATGCGTGTGTAATCGACTTTAGACCCGCCTACCCCATGGTTAGCGATTGGGGCCTTTTGACGCGTAGCGTTCCCAAACCCACCATCCTCCGCGGCCGTCTTCCGGCTGTGGCAGGCGTGGCATAAGGCCTGAAGGTTCTCTTCATCCCACATGAGCGCCTCATCTCCCCGATGCGGTCTGATGTGATCCACGTCCGTAGCGGGCACCGCGCGCCCCCGCTCCAGACACTCCTCGCAAAGAGGGTGTTCTGAAAGAAAGCGCTCGCGAAGTCTCCTCCAGCGAGCACCATAGCCTCTGGCCGCCGACGAGCCTTTCTTCCGGAAGCGCCGTTCCCAGCGCTCCTTCTTCTGCAACTGCTCGCGCCTGGTTCCGGCTCCCTTGTGCTTGTCGCAGTACTTCTCGCCGCGCGGCACCGGGTGCCGACAGCCTGGATAGGAGCAGAGAGACAGCAGCGGCATCAAATCCCCTTTGCAATAGATGACAGAACAGTCTTAATCAGCTCGATCGTGATCGGGATGGAAAGGCTGAAAGCTTTTTCCTTGACAGCCGCCCAAACCGTCTTAGACCGCAAAGCGGCCAGCAGGTCATGCCCTTCCATGGTGAGGCGCGGATACTCGATGTCGTAATACCACGGTGGAGGCGCCGGCTTCGTTCGCACCTTCACGCCTTGAACGAGTCCGGCTTCAATCAGCATGAGCAGATGCTCGTAGTACCGGTTCTCTGCCTCATGGGCGGCCACAGCCTCCGGGTCAGTCGTTGGAAGCTGTGAAGCAATGGTGAGGTTGTCGTCAAGCTTCTTCAGCTTTTCTTCTAACCGATCGCGCTCGATGTCCTCAAGGACTTCGCGCACATCGCCCCAATTTCTGACCATACCTTCCTCTCAAAGAGAAAGGGCCTCTCCGGAGAGAAGCCCTTGTGCTCAGGACCAGGAACCAGTGAAGCAAAGTGAAAAGCTGGTTCGGTCCTGGTTTGATTTTAGGCAATCGACAGCTGAAGCCTATGGCCGAGTGACCGAAGAGTGGCCTCAATACGGTCGATCTTCGTTGGATGGTGAACGTCGAGAATCCGCGTCACTTCAGGAAGCTTCAGTTCGGCCTTCTTAGCGAGTTCGGCGCGAGAAACACCATCGCGCGCCATCGCATTTGAAAGCAGAATTTTTGCAACCTGATTTGCGCTCAGACGAACAACATATTCACCGGGGAGCGCAGGCGACGCCTCCGGAATAAGTTCTCCATCTTTAATACGGAACTCGACACAATCCTCGACGGCATAACGGGCCCAATTTTCAAGAGGCTCGCCATCTACGGAATATGACAGAAGTTCGGGCAGATCCCGGCAACGAACAATCTCAGTGCCGTCCTCAAGCTTTTCAAAGCGGCATGGAAAATCGAAATTTGACATTTGTCAGACATACGATCATGCGGCAAGCCCCGCCGGCTAAGGCGGGGTGTGTTTTATTTCTTAGAGACTTCCTTCAGGCCAAGATCGCGAATGATGTCCTTGCGGATATTTTCATTCATCTCTGCGCCAGGGTGTCGAGGCATGGTTTGCGTTTTTGGGTTCCCCGGGACTCTCAGGCGAAGGTGCCTGGTTCCGTGGGTGACCTCAACGCCTCTCGACTTAAGCCACCGAAGAAATTCACTTTGCTTCATGATCTCCTCTATTGGTTGAACACGTGAATATTCTACCATGAGGTTAGCATTTTTGCAAATGTTATGTATTTCTACACTACTTGTTCCGGCATCAAAAAAGCCCGGTCATCTCTGATCAGGCTTTACGTTTCTTCCGGGTGCAAAAAGGCTCGGATGGACCCGAGCACCAACTTCGAATTTTCAAGTAGCAGTATACCCAAGTTTGAGCTGCGCCGCAATCGCGTTGAGGGCCCGCCTGAGCATCTCCGGATAGAGGTGCTCCTTGATCCCGACTTCCCGGCAGATACGGTAGCGCGGTCTCTCCGGATGCATGAAGGTATCCCGCAGGAAGAGCTTCTCACGGCTCTGGCGCATAGCCACCCAGGCGGCGTTCACTACAGCCGCATCATTCTCGTCTGCATTGGCCTGCTTCGGCTCCTGAGGCGCCTCCTGCCGGTACCCCACCTCCCTCAAAACTCCGAGGAGCGAGGAGCGCCACCCCGGCGCCCTGCGCTCTCCATACACCCGGCCCCAGTTGTCGAGGCGCTCGATAAGAAGTTCCTGTTCTGTGAAGTCCATTTGAGGGTTTATCCTAGCTCTTTTCTCTCAGTGTTACGGATTCAGCTACGAACATCCGTATCAGTTTTTTCGCTACTCTTGCAGGGATTTCCGGTTGGATATAGGCCAGCGTTACGGATGATACGGATGATTTCCTATTGTTTTGCTTTTTTGTGCTTTCCCCACCCCTATACATGTATGCATGTATCGCCTCTCTTTTCTAAAAATCCTCCAATTAGAAGAATTCATCCGTAACATCTGTAACGAGACTAAGAATTCCCTGAGAGAGTAGGGATTCAGAGTGTTACGGATGGCCTCGCCGATCCGTAACCGATCCGTAACATCTGTAACGCTCAAAACGGCACATCTTCATCATCTTCATCATCTTTTGGCTCGACTTTTTTCTGATAGATGCGCGCGGGCTTCCCGTCGACGCGCGCGACTTTGAGCGAGAAGCCGAGAGTGCCCATGACCGTCGCCAGCCGTCGCCCGTCCGCAGGAGAGACACGCGAAACTGCCTGGCCGATCGCGTGCTCGAGGATTACTGCTGCCGTGAGGGGTTGCCGAGCCTCTGCGGGCAGAAGGCTTTCGCGCTCGAGCCACTGAGAGACCGCCTCTTCCCATGGGTCCGAGTACATGTACTTCTTATTCTCTTCTGCGGAGAGCTGCTCGACGCTCCGGTGGTCAATGCCGTCCTTCTCGAAGATTACTTTCGCCTGCGCCCAGAGCTGAAGGCGGTCGCGCTCCACGGTCTCGATGTCGATCTGACCGACCTCGATCGGCGCAAAACGGCGATTTCCCGTCGGATCCGTCAAGAAGTCGTGCACGTTCGTCGTCATCATCATGAGGCACCGGCGCGGTGCAACGGTCTCACGCTCCTGGTACTTCTGGATGTAGGAGTCCTTCTGGAGCGAGATCCAGTACTTGACTGCGGCGACGTCCTTTTTAGACATGCCGACGAGCTCCGGGATTTCGACGACGACTTTGCCGCGGATTTGTCTGGCAAGGTCGGCATCGCGCGTTTCGAGCGAGATCTCTCCTGCAAGGTCCTCCCTAGGGGCGAGCACTCGGACGAGCGTAGACTTGCGCGCGCCCTGCTTGCCGACGAGGACCGGAACGATGTCCGCCTTGATACCTTGCACCGTGGTCGCGCGGCCGTAAAGCGCCGTCCACATGTAGCGAGCCGTCGCCCACTCGTACGGAGTGGACTTCGCGCCGCAGTACTTTCGGAAGAAGTCCGTGATGCGGTCGACGCCGTCCCACTCGGGGAGCGTCCGTTCGAGATAGTCCCTCATCGAGTCGAAGGCGTTTTGGTCTGCGGCGTAGAGGATCGCATCGGACATGAGTTCGCGGGAGATCTTGCCGAAGTGCCGCTCCTCCATGAGGTACTTGCGCATCTCGACCATGCGTGCGTCTGAGAGCTGCTGCCACGGCTCGGCCTTCGCCCTCCGGAAAACCGGCATCGAGGTGAAAGTGTCCTGCCGGATCTCGAAGCCGCAGTACTCGAGCCCCATCTGGAGCCCAACGGCCACGCTTACGAGGTTCGCCTGGATGCTCCCGGTCTTCGGGTCCATGTAGCGCATCAGGATCTCGCGGAGCTTCGCCCACTCGTCAGCCTCTTCCGGAGTTGCGTCCGGAAGAGGCTTGATGTCGGCAAAGTCCTCGGCCGTCGTGCGCTCATAGCCCTGAGACGCCGCCCACGCGGTGAGGTCAGCGATGGTCCGGCCTTCGCAGTGGGCGTGCATGCAGATGAAGGCGGGTTCGGAGTAGCCGCCTGTGCCCGCGCAGTAGTAGGTGGTCGAGCCGTCGAATGCGGAGCCGCTAGTGTGCTCGGACTCCCACGGACAGCGGATATCAAGTATGCCGGGGGCGCGCTCGCGCACCTCCCAATGCTCCTTGAGCCACATGTAGAGAGAGTCCTTCGCCACTTCCGAAGCGTCCCCGGTCGAGGACCGTCGTGCGCGGACGGATCGCACTTCGCCTGTGCCGTACTCTTTGACGACGGCGTCAGTAAAAGCTTTGAGTACTTCCGGCGTGATGGTCGGGATATCCGACGGACTTCCGGTCCACTCATAGCGGCTTCCCTTCGGGTGGCGCCCGAAGGCGACGAACTGCTGGCCTTTTCCCAGTACTTCCAGGCACTCGCCGTTCTTAAGGAGGTATCGGCTCTTGAGGACCTGCTCGCCCTCAGCCAGACGCATGGCGACCAGCCAGCGGGCGGAGTCTGCGCGCGTGCGCCTGGGAGGCTCCTCGCCGATCAAGTCGCAGAGGATCTTGTAGATTCCTTGGGCGATCTCGGCATCGTCGACATCGCAGTCGACGGCGATCATGTGCTCCAGCCGGATCGATATGCCGAGATCTTGATCCTGGCGCCACTGAGCGATCTCCTCTGGCGTCGTGACGTGGGTGGTCCAGCCGGGGAACCCGACGGCCTCCCCGTAGCCGTTTTTCCGGCTCGGCACCTTGCCGAGCGCCTTGAGGGCTGACGAGGCGGACCTCGGCACCTGCGGGTTCTGGACGACAGGGAGGGTGCACGCGGTCAGTCCTGCGGCGATCACGGCATCCCAGTCAGCGGGGCGGGCCCCGCAGGGGTTAACAGCGGGCATCAGGCCTCCAACACGGTTTTTCGTGAACACTCTGGCGATCAAAAGCGCTCCAAGGTATGTCTGGGCGAAGTGCTTCGCGCGAAAAGGCTCCACCGGTAAGCCTTTCTATAGATAGGCACCACCACAGCGGGAGCTTTTTTCGACCTCTAGCGACGTGATTGACCGCCCCCGGCGTCACGCCAAGGGCTGAGGCGGTCTTTTTCTGTGAGCCGAAGAACTCGCATACGGCTTTAAAGGTAGCTCTTTCCATGTGCTGACTATACCATAAGTAGTTTTTAGAAAGAGCTAAATGTAGCTTTGTTAAGCGATACCATAGGTATATATTTCCCTAGAGGTTTTCTATGCCTATCAAAGCTGAAACGCTTCACGACGAAGCCGCTTTACTCAAGGAGCTTTTTGCAAAGCACTCAAAGTTAAGCCAAAAGGATTTCGCCAAGACTTTTGACATCGGTACTCCGGCTCTTTTATGGCAGTACCTAAACGGCCGTAAAGCCTTGGGCCTCAAAGCCGCGATAAAAATCGCTACGGGTCTTGGCGTCGATGTAGGCGCTTTTTCGCCTCGCCTGGCTAGAGAACTAAGGGACCTCGCTAGTCCGAACGTCAGCGCCGCGTCAGGCATGCAAAAGCGGATTCCCATCCTTTCGGACGTACAGGCGGGATCCCCAAATGGAGGTGACGTAGAGGCGCGAGAGACCGCGATTGACCAAGGAAACTATGTGATAGGGGACGCAGACCTATCAGATGAGTGCTTTGCACTTACGATTCAGGGACGCTCTATGGAGCCTGACTTCGTCCAGGGCGATATCATCATCGTGGATCCTTCGATCTCCCCATCGCCTGGGGACTTTGTAGTCGCCTCTCGCGTCGATCCGCTCTGCGGCGGGCTCGAAGTCACCTTTAAAAAATATCGCCCGCGTAGCTACAACTCTCGCGGCCAAATGGTCTTTGAGCTGTCTCCCCTAAATCCCGATTATCCGACGTACGTGTCGGACGCGGACAAACTAACGGTCATTGCTGTGCTAGTAGAACATCGAAGAAAGTTCAAACACAGCTAGCCTAAAGATAAGCCCGCGTCATGCGGGCTTTTTTATATAGAGGCCAAAAAGCTACTTTAGGTATTGACTTTTCATTTACCAAGGGTTATCGTGCGATTCATAAAAACTACCTTTAGTAGTTTATTGAGAGTCGCACCATGTCCGCCTCCTCCGCCTCGCGCCGCCAGCGCTCCTTCTTCTTTTTCCTTCTCTCTGTCCTCACCGGGCCTGAAGCGCCTGCCTGCGGCTCCCGCCGCACGGATCTTGAGGACCGGCTCCTTGCGCTTACCGTTGGCCTGACGATTATCGCGCTCATGGTCATCGGATTCATCTACCGAAAGCCCCTGATTCTCGGCCTCATTGAAGCGGCCGACCGGATCACGAAGTAAGCGGGGGCGGCGATGCATCCCTATCTGGACATTTACGAGTCTGCGGTTTTGGAGCGGGCCGAAGCGCTGCTTGACGAAATCCATGAAGCGGCGCTCTACGAATTCTCATACGGCCGGGAGCTTCGCCGGACGCTCCTCCGCCCCACCTTTCAGCGGCTTGCGCTGGAAGTGCTCGCGGATGAAGACCTCATCGAAGAAAAGGGCTGGGACTGGATTGCGGTCTCCGCGTCCCGGGACATGGTCATAGCCGACGACCTTGATCGTTGGTTCCCTAACTGATTTTTTTACCCAGGAGACGACGATATGTCAATTGAAGAAGCCATTGCCAAGCATGCCGAAGCGATGGAGAAGCTTGCCGCGGCGCTGACGCTCAAGGCCGAAGCCGACCTGAAGGCGGCGGAGGCGACTGCCGCGCTCACAACGCAGGGGATCAAACTTGCGCGCTCGGAAGAAGCTAAGGACGCGTACGCCGCGCTGAACGAGTTCATGAAGGTCGCGCGAAAGGCGCTGGAGGACGCAGAGAGCGCAAAGCACCGGACCGAGGCGCCGCAGGTTGAAGTGATCTCGCACGAAGACCTGCCGGGCACCGGCGCAGAGGTGAGCGATGCCGCGCCCGTCACTATCGAGTCGCTCCGCTCACTCTGCGTCACGAAGAGCGCCGAAAAAGGCCGCGATTATGTCCTCGGCATCCTCGCGGAGTTCGGCGCTCAGCGTCTCGGCGACATCAAGCCGGAGCAGTACCAGGCGCTCTGCGACGCGCTCACTGCGGAGGGCTGACATGGCGCACGCTCTTCTCTCACCGAGCTCGGCCTCGCGCTGGATGGCCTGCCCCGGATCGGCGTGGCTCTGCTCGCAGATCAAGGGCGACTCCGATGGCGGGAGCTTCGCCTCTGAGGGCTCCTACGCGCACGAAGTCGCGGCAGCGCTCCTCACCGGAAAGCCGCTCCCGGCGCTCCCGGCCGGCCTGATGGTCGATCCGAAGGAGGTCGCAAAGGACCTCGAGCCTTACCTCGAGTACGTCCGCGCGCTCCCGGAGCCGCGCTTGATCGAGCAGTGTCTGCCGATCTCGCAGTTCACCGGCGAGGAGGGCGCGCACGGCACGGCCGACTGCGTAGCGCTCGCCGACGACGAGCTGATTATCGTCGACCTCAAGTTCGGGCGAGGCGTCAAGGTCGAAGCCACGCACAACCCGCAGCTCCTGATCTACGCGGGCGCGGCGTTCTCCTGCTTCGACTTTGCCGCCGACATCCGGAAGGTCCGAATGGTCATCGTGCAGCCGAGACTCGGAAACGTCTCCGAGTGGACGCTCGATCTGCCCGACTTCAAGGCCGCTCTGGGCGAGGTCCGGGCGGGCGCCGAGCGCGCGCTCGAGGAGGTGAAGGCCGGCGACAAGGGCGACGAGGTGAGCTTCAGGCCCGCCCGGAGAGTTCTGCCGCGCGGCCGCCC